CCTGTTGTTGGTTTTGCTCTCCATTTTGGAATATAAACCTCTGGATCATCAGAAACATATCTGCGTGATATTTCATTTTCACAAAATCCTACTTTATGTTTGAAAAGTTGAGTGCGAATAGAAATTGGTGCTTTTACTCGTAATGTAATTTGAGGATGAGCAAAAGGAGTCCAATGATTATGCTTTGCAAGATATTGAATTAGTTTAGTGTCTTTTTGTGAAAGAATACGAAGATCAGCAGGATTATAATCAGACTTGCTGCTAATTAATCTTTGTTCAGCAACTTGATCAATATCCCATTCACTTTCTTTGTTGAAAGAAACTCTTGCAGCATTTGCAACAGTAAGATCGTTTCCCATATGAGAAACATATTGAACAAATCCTTTATCGAGTACAGATTCTTTATGCATTTTTTTCTAATTCCTTTATTTTTTCTTTGAGTTCCACTATTTCTTTTTTTGCCATTGTAAGTGTTGCTTGAACTTCTGACCAAAAAGAAAACATTTGCGAATAGATCACACCATCAAGTCTTTCTTCTATCGGCATCTCTGATATACGATCTAGCAATAATTTATTAACAGATGTGTTGCAAAAATCGTGTATAGGATTGAGTTCGTATTCATCATTCGTCATCGGTTTCCTCTTCGTCTGTGAACAGCAAATCGTCTACCGTATCTTCTTCGATTTCATCAACATCTTTTAATTCGAAACTATCAATTTGCACACCTGTGGAATCTTCTGCATATTGTTTTGCTCTCTTTAATAATTTCTTATCTATTTCGCCAATATATTCTAAAGCTGTGAAACAATAATTCAATAAGTATTGCAGATGTTTTTCTTTCTCACTCATTATCGCATTCTCCATTTGGTAAATTTCATTTTAGCAACTAAACCACTACACGAACAATCGTCTACTATTTCTTTAATTTCAGCAGGACTTTTTCCTGCCAGCACCATATCATTTATATCTTTTTCTCTTACTTCGGGAGACCACACACATACCGTGTACCCTCGATCAATGGCGATTTCCACCTTTGCCACAATTTCAGGATTGCGAGGTTCATTATCATAAACAATGACACAATCAGAAAATAATCTTGTGGCTTCAGCGAGTTCACACCCTGCCAAAGCAATACCATTGTCCAAAAATATAGAATCAAACGGACCTTCAACTGCATAAACCCTCTTTGAATAATCTACTCGATCTTCTCCAAAAATTACTCTGCCTTCCTTGCGAAACTTTACCGTGATGTATCGAATAGAGGAATTGCCTAATGCTCGTCCTTGTGCAGCAATCATGTTTCCGTTCTTGTCAAAAAATGGAATGACGATGCGCTCGTCATTAGAAACAGATGTGTAATCTGAATCAATGGATCTTACCCAATCTCCAAAATTTTTCGTGTAATAAAAAATATCCAAACAACTTATTTGTCTATGTTCTAAATATTTTCTAGCAACATGATCTGTTGGTAGAGTAGAGATGGACGGCAGTCGTATATCGTGTCCTTTTATCATTTCCTGAACAGGACTCGGTTTTATATAGTTCGATTGTCCGTTCTCTCCGTTGCGCCATCTCTCTAAAGAATACTCTGTTGCAAGAACAGGTGCTATTGCTTCTAAAAAACGAGACATAGAATGTCCTACTCCACAATTATGGCATTTAAAAAAGAAATCATTTTTCTTTTTGAAAAAGAATCCTCTTGCTTTAGATTTGTTTTTCTGTGAGTCTCCGCAAAGAGGACAACGACAATTCGCAACATCCATTTTTTTCCACTTAAATCTTTCTAGTTGTGGAGAAAGCAAATTAATATATTTTTTATCTATAAAGGAACTCATATATCCCAATCTTTAGTATTTGATTTTGCAAACTTCTGTGCAAAGTCTTGTTTTCCATATCCTGATCCGAATCCTTCTGTTTCATCACTTTTAATATTTGCATTAATAAGTGGTTCAAATTCCGAATGCTCTACATCAAAGAATTTCATTTTAGAATAATTAAGACCCACAATAAATTTCTTATTAGTTGTCTTTGTATTGTATCTGTTCTTTAATTGCTTTACAAGAATGTGTCCTGATCGTTCTAACTCTTCCGTTGTAATGAGTGCAATCATAAGATCAGCAGTTGCAGGAAGTCCGAATGATTCTGCTGTATCTGTCAAGTCCACATCTGTAGAAGAAAATCCTCCACGATTCGTTTGTGTGGCACTAATGATAGGAATATCTCGTTCCATTGCTAGACCTCGCAATTCTTCTGCAATTGCTTTAATATACGAATACGAATTAACTGTAGAATTTCCCATCTTGTATCGAGAAGAAGAACATATATTAATATAATCTACGAATAGGATATCAGGTTTAAATTCCTTTTTAGACCACAATTCGTCCAACAAAACCCTGAAGTGATTTGTATTTGCCGAAGAAGTTGGATATTCTTTAACAATAAGTTTACCACTAATTCCTCTTGTGTGTGCTTGTAATCTTTTCTCATACATTTCACGAGAAAGATTAGCGAGATCACTCATTGTGATATCCATAATATTTGCATCAATTCGTTCTGCTATTCTTTCTTCTGCCATTTCAAGAGTAATGTATAGAACATTTTTGTTTTGCAAAAGACAAGACGCTGCGTGATGACACATAAACGCACTTTTTCCAACTCCAGTTCCCGCCATAAAAATATTGAGAGTCTTTGAACAGATTCCGCCATTTGTTATGGTATTGAACATTTCCAAATCAAATGGAATGCGTTTTTCTACACGATGATAGAAGTCAAATCGTTTCTCATAATCTTCCAAATAATCGTGACCAACATCAGTATCAAAAGAAACAGCAAGTGCCTTTGAAAGAATCTCTGGTAATGCTGTAGGACTTCTATTTTTGTCCTTGCCGTCAATGATCTTTATAGATTCTAATATTGCATTATATACTGCTTTATCTTTACAAAACTTTTCTGTTAAATCAACAAGCCATTGTGTGTCTTGCTTTGGACAACGATATATTTCTACTACAGTATCTTTACAACGAGAATATTCATCTTCAGAAAATGTCTTATCTGTTTCTAAAGAAATCAATAGAGCTTCTTTTGATGGAAGACCGTGATACTCATCCATAAAAGATTTTATACATCGAAAGATAGCACTCTCGATTTTATCGTGAAAATATTCTTCTGCAACAAATGGAATAACTTTTTTAGAGTATTCCGAATCAAGAAGAAGTCCTGAAAGAATAGTTCTTTCTGTTTGACTCATATTACTCCGATTCTTCTACAGGAACTACATCATTACTACCATAACAAAATTCTTTCTTAACTGCAACTTCAAGTTTCGCCATAACATCTTCTGTAAAGAACTTTTCAGGATTCTTTAAGATTTGATTTTCAAAAACAGGTTTGCCGTTTCCAACATCAATCTTTGTGCTAATCTTTGTCCATATCCCATACTTAATGGCGATATCTAAAAGTCCATAATATTTGTTTAATCCTGTGTCATAGTTTAACTGAACATCGACCATCTTATCTTGTTTAGTTTTTCTGCTCTTATAGGTCTTGCAATGAATAATGCTTCCCACAACTTCATTGTCTACCTTGTCCTTCTTCTTGCTCAAGTAAATAATTGTACTTGCGGCATATTTTAATCCTCCACCTCCACCCATTTCCTTTGTTGGAAAATATGAACCCACAACATCGTAAGTGTGATTCGTCATAACCAATGGAATATGTGCGTGACCTAATTTAATTGTGAGTACACGAAAGGTTGCCTTGACTGCCTGCGCTCTTGTCATATCTCTTGTATCTTTTCCCGCCGCAGTATCAGTCATTTCTTTTGTTGTACTCAACATTCCTAAAGAATCTAATACCACAAGCATTGGTGGCCGATCTTCCTTGTTGGTTTCAAGGTATTTGTCTACGACAGAAATACATTGTCCCCGAAAGTCTTCTACCGTTGCTACTGGAAAAACTGCAACTCGTTCGCAATCTATACCACGACTAGTAAGTAAATCTTTTGTAACTGCTTGCTCGGAATCAAAATACAACACCATTGCTTTAGAATTACTTGCAAGAAATTCTCTTACAATATTCATTGCAAAGTATGTTTTTCCTGTTGCTTGCTCTCCTGCAAGTGCGATAATCTTATTATCAGGAATTCCTCCATACAAAGATCCACTCAATAAAGCATTGAATGCAAATGATCCTGTTTGAATATAGGTATCTGTATCACTTCCTTCAAGACCATCTGATGCTAAACTTGCGTACTTATTGCCTGATGCTTTTAGAATATCACTTAATTTCATAAATCTCCTTTGGTTAAATCATATCATATACGAAAATTGGAAAAAGTCAAGTAGACAGTTTCAATTCAGGAACAACAAGTCCACGAAATGCTTCATTATATTCATTAGAAAGAGTTGTGATGGGATCTGCAAGAAACAAAATAGAGTCAGCAGGAATATCTAATCCTGAATCTTGCTTTGCTGTAGCCATCCACGGAATCATTGCCATATTTCCTGCATATCTTCCATCTTTTCCAGGAACAGGAACGATAGAGCAAGGATTTTTAATCCTATATCCTGTTACGGTTTCTCCTGTAAATTTCTCGGTAATCGATGCAATAATTTCTTCACCTGTACGCATTTTTAAAATCTTAATAGGCATATTACGCTTTCTGTATGGTCACCTATAGATAGGTGAGTTTGGGGAAATAAAAAATAAAAATCACTAAACAAATAACGAATCTAAACTAGATATTTTTTGTGGACTCCAACCAATAGCATTTGTAATAGTCGCTAGAGGTTGCATAAAAGATTTTTCGAATTGATGAGCATAATCAATGTATTTATGAACACCAAATTCCTTTGGAAGTGTGCTTATAAATCCAACAACAGCATCTCCCGCAGGATTAGGAATTTTCAGATGCACGAATTTCATCTTTTCGCCCTCTCCGATAATCCTATATTTCTTTTTTAATTTCATTGAATGAATCATCTCATTATGAATGAGTGCCGCCTTAACTGCAATTGGTGTTCCTTTTTTATATCTTAAAGAATTATCTTGATATTTTTTTAATTGCGAAACAGAACGAGGAAAAGCAATTTCTTCGGGTGGCAATGTATTAAATTTTTCCTGCGTTTCTTTTACAAATTTCTGAAGAGTTTCTTCGTTGGAACACAAAATCATATTAACTGCTTTCTTTAATTCTTTTCTCACAAAAGCAGGAGTAGAAGATCTAGCAGTTTCAATTCCCATTATCTTAATCTTGGGTTCTTTGTATCTGACACCTTCAGAATCCCACACAGAAAGCATATAGCGTTTCTTAGCAGTCCATACACCCTTCTCTGCAATAACTTCCCGACCCATCATCATTGCGTTCTTGTAAGCATTCATTAATTTATAGAGGATGTCGAACTCTTTCTCGATGTGTGTCTGAATGACTCGATCACAAAATTTGTTGAGAAAGTCTACGATTTTGTTTGAATCTCGTTCGCCCTTGAAAGACTGCTCGACCACTTTACCGAGTCTTAAATATACAGAGTCTGTGTCGGAAGCAATTACATAGTCTTCGCCTTCGGTCTTTAAGATACGATTGAGAAGTTTGTTGATGCCATCTGCAATCCATTGAATATGAAGTTGTCCCGATAGAGTAATAGACTCTGCAAGTTCCAAATCATACCATCGGCTATACTCGTTTCCAAGTGCGCCGTAACAACTATTTAACTGAATCTTCCTGCATAGTTGAAAGTTCTTATACTTTGAAATCTCATATTCAATAGACAACTTTACATTTCCTGCCGTATTGGGAGGCAATGCTTCGAGTCGTTGTTGTGCGTCGATCATTTTCTTCTTGAACTGCTTGCGTTCCTCGTACATCTTTTCCATGAGTTCAGGCAAGAATCCTTGTTTGGTTTTGGTATATGCCACACCATTAGCGGCGATTGAAAGCGTATCTTTCTTTCCGTTATTCAGATATTCCATAGGATTACTGCGAGTCTTTGTAATCTCTCCTCTATTGTGACTCAAGATAGACTCCGCAGAAATATCTCCTCGTTTATAGGATTTCATTTGCGATTTCGTTTCAGGAGACAGATTATATTGACAGATCAACATTGGATACAGACTCGCAAGATCGTAACTTACAACCCAATCGTGCATTCCTATCAATGGATCTTTGACATATGCTCCTGCGTATTGATCGTCCTTTACTATGTGCTTCTTTTGTGGCACTACTATTCCTTTTGCCATAAGATGATGGTGAATGATGGCATCCCAAGTCTTGACTTGCGAGAAAACATCTTCAAGATTTACATGAGCAGAATATGCCATTGTTACGGCAAGTTCAAGCAACTTTAGTTTGTCTTCCAATCGACCAACAAGAGCAACATCTTTCATATTATATTCAATGAATTTCTGAAAGTTCTTGGTATAGAACTCTTGAATAGTTTCATATTCTGCGTAAGACATCTTCTCTTCGCCTAATTCAACCAGCGAAATATGATTGAGAGCATATGATTCTTGATTTGTATATGTGAACTTTTGATAGAGTTCCAAGTAATCCAATGTAGCAATGCCATCAATCGTATAGGCCTTCTGATCTCTGCCCATACGATTCACAATAGTCTCACGAAGTCTGCCCCACGGAGACAGAGCATTCTGTGATCCTTCTTCAAGATGATTCATACGAGCAACAAGGTATGGAATATCGAAGAATCGAACATTCCATCCTGTAACAATATCGGGATCAAGTGTCTTCCACAAACTGGCAAATGCCATTAGCAAATCTCGCTCATCATCGAATTCAAAATACTCTGCATTCTCTACATGAAATTTACCGAGTCCATAGACATGAGTTTTGTCTCCCATCGTAATGGTGATGGCAATAACCTTCTCAATGGGATTGTCTATAGAAGGGAATCCACTCTCGCAAGAAGTTTCAATATCCAAGTTTGCAATACGAAGTTTAGAAAAATCATACTCAACATCGTTTGGAAACTCATTATATAAGTATTGATATATAAAACTAGTATTGCCATAAACTTCATATCCCTGCACATCTTTGTACTTATCGATGAACTGACGAGCCTCGTATACATTTTCGAACGCAATTGGTTCTACAGGATTGCCGTGAATAGTGGTGAATTCACTTTTTTCTTTGTTTGATTTTACATAGAGAGTAGGACAGAACGGAATCTTTTGTTGAATCCGTCTGCCGTTGCTATGTCCTCGATAGAGAATATTGTTTCCACGAACAGAAACATTAGTATAAAAATCCACAGAGTCTCCTTTTATCGTTCTACCAATGCAATCCAATCTTGATGCACCATATCATTACCATCGTATCCTTGTCCTTTGTTTTGTGTTCTGTCCCACAAAACACGATCTCCAACACAGATATCTTCAGTAAGTATACCACCAATCGAGACAACTGTCCCCCAAATATACTTACTTTTGATTATTTCATTGTATATAATACCCGATTCTGTTTTAACAGAACCTCCGAGATGCGATTTTACACATACCCATTTTCCAAGTGGTTTAAACTTACTCATTTTCAAATACTCCTTCTAGTGTTTGTGGTATTTCCGTTCTAATACGATCCTCTGCTATCTTAATATATTCAGGATTCAATTCTGTGCCAATAAAATTTCTATTATGGTTAAGTGATACTATAGCAGTTGTACCGCTTCCTGTAAAGGGATCAAACACAGTTCCTCCAATAGGACATCCTGCCAACACACAAGGTTCAATGAGGTCTTTGGGAAATGTAGCGAAGTGTGCACCACGAAACGGTTTAGTTGTCACAGTCCATACAGATCGCTTGTTGCGCTTGCCTGTGTCAACAAAAGTGTTTCCCACATCTCCTCGTTTAGTTCCTTCTTGAACTGTTGCACCAAACTGTCGGGGTCTTGGTTTGTTCATACTATGTGCAGTTTGTCCTGGCGCACCATTAACATTTTTATGCGTATCCGAAACTCCTCGCAACATTCTAGCAGCAGAACTTTCTGCTGCGGGTTCTCGTATTGCTTCGTGGTCAAAGTAATAGTGAGACTTCTTGCTCAATAGGAAAATATATTCGTGTGCCTTCGTGCATCGGTCTGTCACACTCTCAGGCATCGGATTTGGTTTGTGCCAAATAATATCCTGACGAAGATACCATCCGTCTGCTTGAAGTGCAAATGCAACACGCCACGGAATGCCTATAAGATCTTTTGTTTTTATTCCTACACCTTCAAAATTGCGATGCGGAGTCAAAAATTCTTTTGTCCCACGATTTGATGATTGCTTGTCGCTTTTTGTGTTATGTTCTTTAACACTGTGTGCATAACTATCCCCCAAATTCAACCACACCGTGCCATCATCACGAAGAATACGACGAACTTCACGAAACACTTCTACCATTTTTTGAATATAGGATTCGGGTGTTTGTTCTTGTCCTATTTCTTCTGTTCCTCCTTGATAATCACGAAGACCGAAATAAGGAGGACTCGTAATACAAGTTTGAACGCATCCCACAGGCATTGTCTTCATTCCTGCAATGCAATCTCCTAGTATAATTTTATGCGTGTTGATCATTGGTTTGCTTTCGTTTTTCGTTCCATTCTTCAAATAATAAAATCTGTTTGCTTGACAACTCTGATCCAACATAGGAAAGATTGCGGTTGATACACGCCTTCGCAGTTGTACCGATCCCAATAAAGTTATCATATACAAGAGCGGTTGGTTGAGCGTAAATACTTAAAAGTTTTTCGGCGAACTCTGTAGAGAAAGTCGCTTTATTCAGATCGTTGCTACCATCGTTGTTTTTTGCTTCAATGAAATTGTCCACCAAATCAAAATACTTCTGTCCGTTTGTTCCAACCTTGAACGATTTGTTTGTTGTGAAAGTGTCTAATGTCTTCTCTCTACAGAACACATAAACAAACTCACAAATTCTCCTACACCTATTGGGAGATGCAGGATGAGGAATAGCAGTAGGTTTCTTCCATACAATAGTATCCGCAATTGTGAATGAAGTATTGTTGCAAATGGTTGAGACAAGATGATATGGCAAGGCAGGATTCTCAATTGAATATGAGAAGTTGAATAACACACAACCATTCTCCACAAGAACTGCATCATATCCTTGAAACACATTGGTGATGAAATCAAGATATTCGTCTTGGGTTTTCCAATCATCATACCCATCATACCGAAAAGACTTGTCTGCATATCCTCCTTTGCGAGGAGTCATATTGTATGGAGGAGATGTCAGCACGACATCTACTTGCTGTTGCATTTCAGGTCTCTTCATTGTCAACAGACAATCTTCATTGAAGATGATGTTCATATAAGAAACTCTCCAAGTGTTGTTTTTCTGATAATGGTAGGATCGTCGTATTGATACAAGTTGATTTTGCGTTTGCTTGTCTGCTTCCATGTGTTGGTGTGAGAAATTCCCAAACGATCACCAACATGATTCCAATTCATTGCATTCCAAAATATATTTGATTCCAAATCTTCAGCGCAACCACAACCAAAGTCATGGCAACCAATGCTTGCACCATAGGCAACAACATTTGCTAATAGATTTCGCCCTCTCTCAAATTTTCTAGCATCGGATTGAATACAAATTTGTGCTATTTTTCCTCTACGATCTTTGCTTCTAAAATTTCCAAAAGAAGCAAGAACAAATCCAACAAGATCGCTGTTGTTTGTGCAAACCCACATACGATCATTGCACACATCCGACCATCGTTTACCTGTTTTTATTCCTGTGATTGCTGCTGTGTAAGCAGGTTTAGGAATGAATCCCAATGAGTGCGCTTCTTTTTTAGTTAAATCCAAAATATACGGAACATCTTCTACTGTTGCAGGACGAACATCGTCACCATTGGACGAACCAACAACATATAATTTATTGTTAGGTGTTATGAGTTTCGAGCATTGTTCGCCTGTCAAACCAAAAGAAACTATTGGAATAATATTACTCATTCAAATGCTTCTTCTAGTGTGTTTTTTACCACCGGCGCAATACATTTTGGACAAGGATACTGCTTGCCGAATCTAGCGTCTGTAACAGTTTAGTTCCACCGCAACAATCGTATTGTTTGG